GGACTAGTAAAAGTTGAATTCATTGAAACAACTGAATTATCACAAGAAGAATTAATTGCTCAAAAAGAAGCAGAACTTTTAGCAATGTATGAAGAATTACAAAAATTAAAAGAAAAACAATAAATATTATTAACCCTATAAACCTAAAAATTATGCCAATAGTTTCAGAAAAAAAATTTTTAACTAAAGAAGAACTAGAACAATTAAAATCTATCCAAAAACAAACTCAAGACATTATTTTTGAGTTAGGTGAAATTGAATTAATTAAACTTCAATTAGAACAACGTCATTCTAGAGCAAAAAAAATATTTGATGATATAGTTTTAATAGAACAAAATTTCTCTCAAAAAATTAATGATGCATATGGTAAAATTGAAATTGACCCAAAAACAGGTGAATTTACCCAATTAAATTAAACTAAATATAAAAATATTATATTTATAACAAAACTAAGTAATGCCTTCAGAAACAATTTTATCACCTGGTGTAATAGCCTTAGAAAATGATCAACCTTTTATATTACAAGCTCCAATCCAAGCAGATTTTGCTATTGTAGGACCCACTGTAAAAGGTAAAGTAAATATACCTACTGTAGTTACATCATATACTGATTATAAGAACAAATATGGTGAAACTTTTCTTAGTGGTGGACAGCAATTTACTTATTTTACTTCATTAGCTGCTAGTAAATTTTTTGAAAATATTTCCCCTAACCCAGGAGCATTATTAATTACTAGAGTTGTAAGTGGAAGTACAATAAATGACTGGACCCCAGCTACTTCATCTTTTGTATCATCTTCCGCTCATGCCAATGGTGCTCCTTATAATACTGATGTTTTTGTTTTAGAAACATTATCTGAAGGAATAATAATGAACAGTGCTGGACCTACTGGCCCTAATGACACATTATTAAGTGGATCAGATGATAATTTTAGATGGCAAATTGTGTCCCCTAATACCCAATTAGGTACATTTAACTTAATTATTAGAAAAGGTAATGATAGCTCAATACTCCCTAGTATTATGCACAATATAGGACCAGTATCATTAGACCCTAACTCTTCTAATTACATTGAAAAAGTAATAGGAAATCAAATTGAAGTTATTATTCAAGATCCATTAACTGGAGAATATTATACCCAATTATCAGGTAGTTATCCTAATAAATATTCTACTATTAGAATAAAACAAGTAAATCAACCTACTATTAACTACTTTGATAATAATGGAGTAGCTAAACCTCAATACACTGGTTCTATTCCTGTAGTCCAAAGTGGAGTGTTTGGGAATGGAAAAGGAACTAATATACCTTCTACAGCTGGATTTTACAATGAGAATATTACTGATAATAACATACAAGGATTAAACCCTAATCATTATACAGAATCTATTTCATTATTAGCTAATAAAGATGCTTATAATTATAATGCAATAATAGCACCGGGTTTAATAGCTGATCCTAGTTTTTACCCTAATAGTAATAATGTAGTAACTCAACTATTAAATATTGTTGAAAATAGAGGAGATTGTATGGCTATTATTGATTTAGCTAAATATAATGAAAATATAGGACAAGTTGTATCTAATGCCCAAAACCGAAATACATCATATGCTGCTGCCTATTGGCCTTGGGTAAAAACTATTCATCCAACTAATACTTCCCAACAAGTTTGGGCACCTGCTTCTGCTTTTATGCCTGGTGTATATGCATATAATGATAAAAATGGGTACCCATGGCTTGCCCCCGCAGGTATTACTAGAGGAGTTATTACTAGTGCTACTCAACTAGAAAAAATCTTAACCCAAAATAATAGAGATACACTTTATCAAAATAAAATTAATCCTATTGCAACTGTTTCAACAGCCCAATCACCTGCTATAGTAGTATATGGACAAAAAACACTACAAACTCAAAATACATCTTTAACTAGAGTTAATGTAAGACGTTTATTAATAAATTTAAAGAATTTTATATCTAAAATATCAAATAATTTTATTTTTGAACAAAACACCCCAGCATTAAGAGAACAATTTTTATCTTTAGTAAATCCTTATTTATCTATTGTGCAACAACAAGAAGGATTAAATAATTTTCAAGTAATTATGGACGATAGTAATAATACCCCAGAAACAATAAATAATAACCAATTAATAGGGCAAATATATCTTCAACCTACTAAAACAGTTGAATTTATTGTATTAGATTTTAATATATCATCTACAGGGGTAATATTTTAGCACATTATTTACATAGATAATATTTTTTTTAATTAATAATACATTTTTTAAAAAAAACTTAATATTTATAATAAAAAAAACAAATGGCAAATTTTACAATCTCTCCTGGAGTAGCAATTAGCGAAATAGATAACACATTTTTAACAGGACAACCTATCCAAGCAGGTGCTGCTATTATAGGACCAACTGTAAAAGGACCGGTTGAAGTACCTACTTTAATAACTAAATATTCTGAGTTTCAATCATTATTTGGAGATCAAATTATTAGTGGAGGAAATGCTTATTCATATTTAACTTCAATTGCTGCTTATAATTACTTCAATTATGGTGGAACCTCATTACTTGTAACTCGAGTAGTATCGGCTTCAGCTTTATGGACACCTGCAACCAGTAGTTATATCCCTACAGGATCTAGTGGACCAACTACAGGTTTATCTCCATTTGTTTTAGAGACAATTTCTGAAGGTATTACTATGAATAACTCAGGATCTATGGTTGGTAGTTCTTTAGCTTTAGGGAGCAAAGAAAATGTAAGATGGGAAATTGCTAATGTAAATACTGGATCAGGAAAATTTAACGTATTGATTAGAAGAGGAAATGACACTAATGATAGTAAAGTTGTATTAGAAACTTTTAGTAATGTTAATTTAGATCCTAATTCTAATCGTTTTATTTCTCAAGTAATTGGAGATCAAAAATTAAAATATAATAGTGTAGCTGAACAGATGGAATTATCGGGAAGTTATTTAAATAAATCACGATATGTAAGAGTAAAACAAGTAAATTACACTACTCCTAATTATTTAAATTCTGCTGGAATTATATCTGATCCATCATATACTGGCTCATTACCATCTGCAGGAAGTGGTTCTATTGGAGGAGCATTTGGTGGTGCTGCAGGTACTGTGGCTTCAAATATTAATTTTTATAATAACATTAGTTCAAATACTCAAGGACTGATAGGAAGTGATTATGATAATATGATTACTTTACTAGGAAATGGAGAAGCATATCAATTTAACCTACTATTCACCCCAGGATTAACAAATACAGATCACCCTACTCAAATTACAAATATTATATCAAATACTCAAAATAGAGGAGATAATATGTTTGTAGTAGATTTAGTTGGTTATGATGGTGGTATACCTGATGTTGTAGTAGAAGCTACTAGTAAAGATACTTCATATGCAGCAGCATATTGGCCTTGGGTTCGCATAATTGACCCAGCAACAGGAAAACATGTTTGGGTACCAGCTTCTACAGTGATTCCAGGTGTATATGCTGCTAATGATAAAAGAACTGCTCCTTGGTTTGCCCCAGCAGGAATTAATCGTGGCGGTTTAAGTACAGTATTGCAAGCAAAATATAAATTGACTCAAGGCAATAGAGATACTTTATATGAAAATAACGTTAACCCAATTGCAACTTTGCCTAAACAAGGTGTAGTAGTATTTGGACAAAAAACGTTGCAAAAAGCCGACTCAGCGCTTGATCGTGTGAATGTACGTCGATTAATGATTGAATTAAAAAATTATATTAAACAAATAGCTAATACTATTGTATTTGAACAAAATAATTTACAAACTCAAAACTTATTTTTATCTAAAGTAAATCCATATTTATCTGGTATTCAAAGTAAACAAGGATTATATGCTTACAAAGTAATTATGGATGATACTAATAATGGCCCTGCAATAATTGATCAAAACCAATTAATTGGGCAAATATTTATACAACCAACTCGCACAGCTGAATTTATTTCTTTAGATTTTATCTTATTACCAACTGGAGCTGAATTTCCTGGTTAAAAATTAAAAAATTAAATATTTATAAATAGAACATAAAAATAATTTAAAATGCCAATTCTAGATAATAATCAAATATTCTTTACAGCGTTTGAGCCTAAACAAACTAATCGTTTTTACTTAAGTGATACTAACACAGGAATACCTGCATATTTAATAAAAGGAGTAGGTGCTATATCCGTAACACAAACAGCTGTTGCTCTTAACCATATCAATATTCAACGATATATAAAAGGTAAAACAATATGGAATACCATTCAATTTACTTTGTATGACGCCATTACTCCTTCAGGAGCCCAATCAGTAATGGAATGGGTGCGTTTAGGCCATGAATCAGTAACAGGTAGAGATGGATATTCTGATTTTTATAAAAAAGATCTTACTTTTAATATTGTTGGACCTGTAGGTGATTATGTGTCAGAATGGGTAATTAAAGGAGCAGTAATTACTGAAGCTAACTTTGGAGATTATAACTGGGATGACGATGGTACTCCTGTTAATATTACTCTCACTGTACAACCAGATTATTGTATTTTAAATTATTAATATTTTAATTAGTATATTGTATAAAAGCTCCAATTTATTGGGGCTTTTTGCTTTTTATTTGGAAATATTAAAAATATATTGTATATTAAAATATATTAAATATTAAAATATGAAAATAAAAGTTTTAAAAAATCTATTATTTATACTATTAGCTAGTATAGGTTATAGCCAACAATATCCTGATTTAGGCCCTAATCAAATATTACCTAATGGTATATTTTCAACTACTTTAAATGCTAATATAAATCAATCAATTCAATTAGATAATCTTTATGAAACCACAAATTATACTATATCTAATATACCATATGTAGCCCAAACAAACACAGGAAATATTGTTCCTAATATGGCACTTTCTACATATTCAAACATGTTAGATATAGGATTTAATTTTTGTTTTTTTGATAAATCTTATTCTCAGTTTTATATTTGTTCTAATGGGTGGATTTCATTTATTCCTCAAATTTGTGACCCAAATTGGCTTAATTGTCAATTAAGTTTAGTTCCAACTATTCCTCTTCCAAATAATGTTTACAATAATCCTAAAAATTGTATATTTGGAGTTTGGCAAAACTGGAACCCTATCCCAGTATTCGGGGGTAGTATTAAATACCAAACTCAAGGAATTGCTCCTAATAGAAAATTAGTTGTAAGTTGGATTAATGTTCCTATAGCGGCACAAATGGGTAATTCACCTGATCCAAATAATAATGGAAATTTTCATATAATCTTGTATGAAACTACAAATATTATAGAAGTACATATACAATCAAAACCTTCTTATTCATGGACAGGGGATTGGACATATGGAGGATTAAGCAAAGCTACACAAGGGTTAAGAAGTGATTTGAATGGTACAACTATTATTCCTACCCCAAACCGAAATGCTACTGTTTGGTCAGCATATAATGATGCTCATCGTTGGACTCCATCAGGAAATGAAATTATTCCTACGTTAGTGTGGTATGAAGTAGGAAATCCAATCCCTTTAGATTCTAATGTTATTTCAATTAATGTAACTCCTTCAACTAATGGATCTTATTATACTTGTCATTTTGAGTATCCTTTATGTAGTGGTGATTGGACAACATATATCTATCCTAACACTATTCCTGATACTGTATTTATTAAACCGGCTATTGGTATTATCAATGATCCCGAAGATAATATAGAAGATATACCTATTAGTATTGTTAATAGTCATGAAAATATTTTAGAAAATATATTAATTAATAATGATTTAATTTTATCTTCTCAAACTTTTTTTGATTCAATTAATGATCAATATTATTATATTCCTAATTGTTTTACCCCAAATGGAGACGAATTTAATAATAACTTTTGCCCAATATTTAGTAATGAATTTATTTTTAACAATTTTTACTTTTCAATATATAATCGTTATGGAGAATTAATTTTTAAATCATTTGATCCTAAAAATTATTGGGATGGTTCATTCAATAATAAAACATGCCCTTCAGATATTTATAGTTACTTAATAAATGTTAATAATAAAATAATTAGTGGCCACGTAACAATAATTAAATAATATAATATTTATAATTATGAAATTAAATGCTTTACGTACCTTAGTAAAAGAAGAACTTAAAAAAACTCTAAGTGAAGACTACCAGGACAAATTTAAAATGGTAGGAACCCTTATTACTAACCTTGAATCTAGACCCCAAAAAGAAATTTATTCAGATATCCGTTCAATTACTGGGGTATCAGTTATTTCATCAAAGGAACCACTTGAATATAATGAACAAGATACTACTAAATTTCAATCAATATTAACAGTTAAAGTAGATGGTTACCCATTCATGACAAAAGGAGGATTTAGTAGAGATAAAATGACAGAAATAGCTGCTCAAATTAGAAAAGTACCAGGAGTTATTGCTTTTAATTTTAATCCTGATAATATTTCTCCTCTTTAATATATGTATATAAGACAATAAAGTTATAATAAAATAAAAATTATGGAAGAACAACACACAATACCAACTCAAAAAATTGAGTTACCTTCAAAAGGTTTAATTTATTCTCTTGAAAGCCCTTTATCACAAGGTTTTATTGAAATGAAATACATGACTGCTAAAGAAGAAGATATTCTTTTAAATCAAGGATATATTAAAAATGGAACTGCTATTGACAGATTATTAAAAGCAATGATTGTAACCCCTATAAATTATGATGATTTAATTGTAGGGGATAAAAACGCTATAATGATTGCTTCTCGTGTATTAGGATATGGGGATGAATATACTTTTACATACAATGATGAAGAACACACTATTAATTTATCCCAATTAGAACCTAAACCATTAGATAAATCATTATTCACCCCAGGTCAAAATGAATTTAATTTTATTCTTCCTCTTTCTAAAACTAATATTACATTTAAAATTTTAACTCATAAAGATGAACAAAATATCTCTCGCGAATTAGAAGGCCTTAAAAAAATTAATCGAGATAACTCCCCAGAACTATCTACTAGGTTAAAATATATTATAACTTCTATTGAGGGGGATAATACTCCTAAAACTATTCGAGAGTTTGTAGATAAACATTTACTAGCCCGAGATTCCCAGGCACTAAGAAGTCATATTAAAAATTTTCAACCAGATGTAGATCTAACTTTTTTTCCCTCCGGAGATTCAGACAAAATTACCATTCCAATTGGGATTAACTTTTTTTGGCCTGATTTCTAGTACCCCAGAAGAAATAAGAGAAGCTAAAGTAAATTTATATAAACAGATTCATCAAATCTGTTTTCATGGTAAAGGAGGATATAGTTGGCCTGTTGTATATAACATGCCAGTTTATCTTCGTCATTTTATTTTTAATGAAATAAAAGTATTTTATGATGAAGAAAATAAATCTTCTAAAAACCCCCCTAAAAACCCTAACCAAAAAATAATCCACCCAGGACACACATCTAGTACCCCATCACCTTCAACTAAAAAACCATCTTCTCAACCTTCAAAAATCATAAGATATAAATAAAAATATTAACTTTTAATATTTATAATAAATTAACTTATGGCTAAAAATCTTACAGGCAAAATACTCCAGGCTAAAGAAGATGCTGCTGAATTATCTGGTATACTTGGGCAATTAAAAGCTCAAATGACTAATTTTGAATTTGATCCTAAAAGATCTGTTGAAAATACCAAAAAGAATTTTAGAGAAATAGTTGACATAGCTGAAAAATTTAGTGAGTATCAACATTCAATTGCTGAAGGAGGAATAAAAAATGCTAATTTATCTGCAAAGCAGCTAAGTGATCTTAAAAAACAATATAAACAAGCTAAAGATAATCTTGCATTAAACCAAAGAGGGCTTGAACAAAGATTATCACAACTAAGAAAAGAACAAGAACTTTTAGCTAAACAAGATTCTCTTAATAAAAACCAGAAAAATCAATATGAAAGGATTGGAAAAGAGATATCAGAAAATGTAAAATTACAAGCTCAACTTAAACAAGTTTTAGAGGATTCTGATAAATCCATGAGAAAATTTGAAAAAAGCTTAAATAGAGCATCAAAACAAGCTAAAGGACTAGAAGCAGGAGATAAAGCTTTAGGTGGAATGCAAAAAGCAGTTAGTATGATTCCATTTTCAGATTTATTAAATCCACTTACTCTTATAGGAAAAGGTATTGATTTTATGGTTAATGCTATTAAAGAAGTAGATGAACAAACTGGTAAAGCCGCAAAAAGTTTAAATCGTACATATAATGAGACTGCTAGTATGAGAATAGCTATGAGAAACGTAGCTTTATCTACTAAAACTATATATGATAATTCTAGAGACATGCTTGAGGTCTTTACTGATCTTAATGCTAATATGGGGATATCTCAAGATTTTAGAGAAATGACTAGAGAAGAACAAAAAGGGGTTGCCTTTTTGGGGAAAATGCATAAATATGCTGGACTTACTTTAGAAGAAACAACAGGATTAGCTAAATATGCATACCTTCAAAGAAAAGATGTTGAAAAGATGTCTGGTCAAATGATAGCCCAATATAGAGTTGAAGGATTAAAATATAAAGTTGTATTAAATCAAAAAGATGTACTAAAAGACATAGTTAAAACATCAGAATATTTTAAATTAACCACTGAAGGGGGAGCAATAGGATTAGCTAAAACTTTAGCTACTACTAAAGCTTTAGGCACTTCACTAGAAAATGTAAATTCTACTGCTAAAGGGTTATTAAATTTTGAAGACTCTATTGAAAAAGAACTCTCAGCCGAATTACTATTAAACAAGAAAATCAATGGTGAATACATGCGAACATTAGCGCTTAATAACGATCACGCTAAATTAGCTGAAGAAATTAAAAAAACAATTGGAGACTCTAGCTTCTTTACCCAAAACAATGCCATTGCAATACAAGCCCTAGCTGACTACTTAGGAATATCATCTGAAGAAATGGCTAAAATAGCAGCAACCCAAGAAACTATGGTAAATGCTTCCCAATCATCCCTTTCTGCAGAACAAGCAAAATATAATGCTTTAGTAGCTGCCCATGGAGAACAAGGAGCAATGGCTGTGTTAGCTATGCAACAATTAGACGCTCTAAATAAACAAACATCTGTAACAGAGCATCTGGATGCTTTAATGCAAAATTTAGTTGATGTAAAGTTACATGAAATGTATAATGTTTTAGACAAGGTTAGAGATTTATTAACTAGGCTTTTTAAGCAAATAGAAAAATTAATAAGCGGTTTTGATTTAATAAAAGAAGCCATAGCATTAGCAGGAGCACTAATAGTAGGTACTTTAGTATTCTCAGCTCTGATGTATTTAACAAAACTTTATCTTCAATTAAAAGCAATTAGAGATCAAAAAACAGCCCAAAAGGAGTTTAATGAGGAACTTAAACGAACTCTTGACATTCAGAATCAAATAACATCAAAAACAAAACAAACCCAAGATAATACTAAAAATACATCCAATTATCAAAAGACCCAAATAGGAAATACAACAAAAATATCAGGTAATATGTCAAGTGCTGCAAATTCTGCTAAACAACAAGAAATTTCCTCAAAAAATACTGCAATGTCAGAAAAAAACCAAACATCGAGTTTATTAAGAAATGCA